TTGATAATATTGCCAACGACCTCTTTGCCATCCTTCTCCTTAGACTTCGAGAGATAGATGATAGTGGAAGCAGCATACTTAAGACCAGAACCGCCACCCATTTCCTTCGTGGGGACGTAAGCGCCGACAACATCATAGGTGTGATTGGTAACGACCATGGGTACATTCGCTTTACCCAACTTCAAGGTTAGCACACGGAAGATTGCTTTGACAACTTGTGCCCTAGTCATATCTCGTGTGTCTTTGCCGTCAGCAGAATCTGCCAACTCCTTAGAAGTAGAAAGCATACCTAGACTATCTAGGACAAACATCAGAGGTTTGCGATCCTCTGCTTTTTGTTCAAGATATTTATCAAGGATTTTGATTGCTTGAGTGCGGAACTCCTGCACTGTAGTGACAGGAACCAGCATCATACGTTGACTGTCGATGCCACGCTCCTCAATCATTTGCTTGGAGATAGCACTCTCAGATTCAAAGTAAATTACACCTGCATCTGGATCATTGGCAAGGAAACTTTGTACCATACCAAGGCAGAAGAAGGTCTTACCTGTGCTAGATTCTCCTGCGATTGCGGTGACTTTGTTTGATGGAATACCACCATAGATAGACCCACTAACCAGGGCATTAAAAATGTAAGAACCGCTGTCGATGTAGCCACCGATGTCACCGATTGATCCATCGGAGAGAAGTCCTGCATAGTCATTGTCAATTTCTTTTACAATGTCTTTAAAGAAACTTTGTGTCATAATCAGGCGAATAAGAATTCAAGGTTTGAAACTTTCTCGGTCTTCCATCCTATCACGTCAGTGATGATGTGTAAAGGATCTAGGAAGGCTTTTTTAAATTGGGCATCACGATCCACACTCTTCTCCAGATCGAGTTCCCTGGGAAAAGTATTGAGAAAAGAGATGACGTTCTCACCAATTTTGTTTGGACGACGCAGGTATAAAAACTTGATCTTTTCACCCTCTTGGACTAGTGGGTATTTGTATTCAAGTTTTCTCTGTGCGACATGAAAATTATAAAGGAGCGTGCCACGAACATGTATAGGGCATCCCTTTGAATACACGGTTCCGTGCGCTTTGAATTTAGATAGACCATTGACCGACCTCGGAAAAGCAATATCTTCAGGAGGTAACGAATCGAATTCATCCTTGAATCTATCTATAAAGGAAATCAAATCCTCTTCAGTTTTCGTCATCATAATGGTCAGTGCCTGCTTAATAGCAGACCTACATGGAGCAGGTGTGGATGACTTCACTGCTTCAATGCCCATCATTTTGAGTTTGGGTTCTTTATAGCGGACACCCTCGCTGTCCCATACGTTGAGAATGTATCGCTTCTTAGCAGTCCAGATGCCACGGTCAGCGATGTTCTCACGTTTCATGATCATCTTTTGATCATATGCCGCCACGTATTTTGCAAGTTCTTCATATGAACTCTGGATAAAAGGTTCCAGTTTCTCTTGGCAGATCTTGTCAAGTAACTCCACAATTGCTGTTTTGTCGCCAGACTTAGAACTAAGAAATTTACCAACAAGAGGTCCAAGATTAAGATAGATTGAGTCGGTATCGCTAGCGATGACATAATCTTCGTTCTCTGTAGATAGCAGTTTATTTAGGTATCCATTCATACGATTTTCAATCCATCTGATGGAAACCTGACCACTGAGAGTGATTGCCTCAGCGTTACGCAAATCATAGTACCTAAAGTATTGATTGCCAATGGCACCATAAGCACTGTTCAGTTGGATCTTACGTGCCATCTGAATGTTGTTGTACTTGCTGATTGCTTTCTCAATTTCCTTAGATGGATTCTTCTCATACTCCTGCTTTGCGATGAGCATGAGTTTCTTACTCTGAACACGTTCATCGTAGATCTTCTGCATCATCTCAGGCAGGAAACCATGCACGTCCTTACGGTACATAGAACCGTTAGCACACGTTGCATAGTTAGGATCAATGTCTAGTTCCTGATTAAGGATTTTATCAACTGTTGCTGCTGGATGTCTGACCTCACGGAGTGTCTCGGGTGAGATATTATATTGCATAATAAGGTGAGGATACAGACTATTAAGGTCAAAGCTGACAACCCAATCATACTTTCCTGGAATCGGTTCCTTGACATAAGCACCTGCATACTTTTCGTTCTTTGAACTACGCTTGCTCGGTGGCACCACCAAGTTTTTCTGGCGCAAGAAGTTGTAGATCAAAGTGTCCCACATGCGTACCTGATAGTACACATCCTTCATGTTTACCTTAGCGTCATACGCCAAAGCAACTGCAAGTTCAACTAACTTCATCTTCTCCTCAAGGCGCAAGACAAGTTCCACGTCAACAATGTTATAGTCGATGAACTTTTGCCAGTCCTTGGTGTAGAACTCCTTGAAGTTCTCAAACTCACTGTGGTCCAACTTACGTTGCCCCAGTTCCACAAATGCAATGTGGTCCAAGCGGTAAGATTCTTGGTTAGTATAAGTAAATTTCTTATACAGATCAAGGTAGTCCAGCACATTGATGCCAAACATGTTGTACACAATATTTGTACGACCCTTGATCTCAATCTCCTCCCTGTGGACAATACCCCAGGGGGACATCTGTTTCATATCACGTTCACCAAACAATCGCTCTAGGCGACCGCAGATGTATGGAACGTCATACAGTTCTACATTCCACCCCGTAAGAATATCTGGGAAATTAACAGTCCAATAGTTAAGAAAACAACGGAGCAGATGTTCCTCGCCGTCACATAAGATATATTCAACGTCCTTGCGATCCGTTTTATAGGGTTTCGTTCCCCATACCTTAATTTTTCTGGTGTTATAGTCTTGTACTGTAATGCTAAGAAGAGGTTCCGCGCATTCCTGCACGTTAGGAAAGCCATTTTCACATGCCACTTCGATATCAAGAGATGTAATCTTAAGACTCTTAACGTCAAAGTCCACTTCTTGCGGAAACTCTTGCGAGATGAATTGGTAGAGATATCTATCATAACCATGTACCTCAAAACCGTCAACATCACGATACTTGTCAACGAATTGCCGTGCTTTACGCACAGATTCAAACTTGACAGGTTTCGCAAAGCGACCATCTAGAGTTTTAAACTCAGTCTGTTTGTCAGTGACGACAAAAAGGGTTGGAGAAAACTTGAACTTACGCTGGATACGCTCAAGAAGACCGCCAGGACCTTCTTCGTAACCCAGGTAGAGCAGGTCATCCCCAACCAACTGGACGTTTGTGTAGAAACTCATTTAGTCACGATGTTGTACTTCTCACGGATCTCGTCCGTGGGTTCTACTATTGTAGCAAGGCTCTCGCTATAAAGCAATACATCGTCATCTCTAGACCACTTAGGCCAAGGTTCTAGAGTTCCGTCATCCCTAATCAGATACGGTTTCTCCAGATGCAACGCTGGTTCTTCCTCCAACGTTTCCATCTTCGCTATCAGTTGCAGTCCCGTCCTCAAGACCACCATCATCGTCTCCATCATCATCCTCCAATAACGCTTCTGCTTCTTTAAATAATGTTTCCATGTCAAGGTCATCCGAACATGATCCAGAAATCATATCCTCATGACGTTTGAAGTTCTTGTCATAATTTTCATTCTGAATAGCACTGATATATTGATCTCTAATAGAATCTAGAGGATCATATGCAGTGATGACATGAGAACCTGGTAAATAAAAATCTCTATCTTTACTCAGTGGTGCCCAAGGAAACCATGACAACTGAAATCCTTTCTTTTCGTCTACAACAATACCAGCTTCTTCTGTAGATAAAATGTCTAGACGAAAAGGTTTATGGAGGTGATACCCCATTGGTTCTTGGGTATCTTTATTTACAATTTCTCTTGCCTGGCAAATAACTTCTTCACCAGACCTCAGTAACAAAAGTTTTACACTCATTCTACGGTGCCACCCATTTTGCGTACATTCTCAACGTATGTATCACGCAAACTAGGAACAGGTTCTAGAATGCTAACAACCACAGCTTGATTGATAGGGATCTGCGTCTCAGGAGAGAGTGGACACCAAGGTTGGTAGTGCACCTTGACTTCTGGATCGGTCACAATACCTGTTCCATCCAACTCAGGACTGGTATAGGTAACCTTGTATGGATAGTTCAGGATATATGCCTGACGTGCACCACTCTCCTTGTCAACTGCTTCCTGTACATCAGCAAGAACGCTGTCACCATTGAACATGATAACAACTTTTACTCGGTCAGAATTGATCATTGATTTAAATCTTTCTAA